GAATCCTGTTATCTGGTATGTAAACTTTTGACCTATATCGTAAAAACTAGATTTGTAAACGCCTTGAATTGTTGTGTTTAAAGTACCGATATTTTTTTGTATAGCTTGACCAATACTGCCCTGAATCCCAGTTGAACTATCATCATTTATATACTGATACCATTCGGTTATTATTGAATTTGTAACAGAAGCGGCAGCAGCAGCATCTACATTTACACCAAAAATTATAGAAGTATATTTAGCACCATAATAGAATGTAAGTATAGATTTACTTTCAAATATTTCTTTGTTGCTTTTTTTATTTTTAAAGTATGACCTTGAAATTACATTTGATGGAACTGAATCTATTTGTGTTCCTTTATATACTTGTAAATTCATGTATTCTATATATACAGCACCACCTTCTTCTAATGCAAATGGTTGTAAAGCCCTCATTGTTAATTCACCATTTTCAGGTATTGTTAACCCCTTAAAGTTTGATGTAGGTGTAAATCCGAACTGTGGTATTGTATCGCTAAAAACTATTATATCATTAGTTGTATCATATAGTGAATATAAATATACAGTATCACCATCAATATTATTATACTTTAAAACGCAAAATATCTCTGTAAATGCTTCTAACATAGGGTCAGCCGCTACATCTACAACATCATTACCCCATAAAGAATTTGCGGATATTACATCACCTTGAGATACACTTATAGGTTGAGTTTCCCAGTATCTTGTATAATCAATAGCTAAAACATCAAAAATTGCATCAAATTTACAACCAAATCTATATCCAAATGGTGAAGTAGTTGAAGTTCTATAAACAGTTTTTGTTGATGGGAAAGAAAGGGTAAGGACTGGTGTTATACCAGCAGGTCCTAGACCTCCCAAAGAAGGATAATTTTCAAAACCCCAAAGAAAACTATTGAAAGAATTACTTGTTTGAGGTGTACTAGTTGAAACATCTAAGTATTTATAAGGTAAAGAATATATTACTTTTTGACTTTGATTTAATTGCCTAAATGTTGAAGAATTTAAAGTTATTGGACTGTCCGATTCAGTAATATCTCCTATATATGTTTTGCCAGAACTTGCATATCTTTTAAATACCCTTGATGATTCGTTTACTAATTGATCGTAAGAAGTTATATAAAATATACCCAGCTTTTGATATGCTATTAAACCAAATTGAGAACAAACACCCGATAGTATGGTATAGTAGTCAAAATAATTACTAGGTGACGACATTAAGGAATTTTTAAGTATATACATCTCATCCATTGTTATCGTTTTAGATGAAGTAGTTCCATCAGAATTAATAACAACATTTGGTACAGTTTTACTATAAGGGAAATTTATTCTAACTTCAAATCCTAATCCAGAAGAATATACACAATCTAATAATAAATCCTTAATTGATATTTTATCTATAGCATTAAAAGCTATTTCGTTACTTTCGATTGCTTCGTAAACAAGATTGGACTTTATTAAAAGCAAATCAGAAAAAGATAAAGAGATACTTATAGGTGCTATCTCATCTATTGTAACATCGGAAGTAGGTAAATAATAACCCTTCCATCGTAATGCACTATCCTTAATTATCTCTACATAAAAAGTATCTATATCAGATAATAAAAACTCTGCTATATTAAAATCACCAATAACTTGTAGTAATAAATTTAACTTAGCTACTGAACCAATAACAGGATTATAAGAAGAATTTCCTTGTCTACTTGTTTCGATTGTTAGTGGAACACTATCTGATGTTAGCTCATAAATAGAACCAACGTAATCTTTCTTATAAATAAATGCTTGATACTGCCCAACAGAATTTGAATAGACATCAGAAAACTCTATTTTATATTTTTTTGCGTAAGCCATTAATAATATCCGTTTCTATTTTTGTTTGCCCTATTCATTAATATAACTAAGTCGTTACCACTAATTCTAGTTTCTAACTGACCAGTAAATCCACCACTACTACCAGCACCACTATCCCCTATTAAAGACTTTAATTTATCTAATGGAGCAACTACCTCTGGATTGTTTCTAGCACCTGGATATTCTCCAATTAATGCACTTGTAGGACCTGATACTATACCACCATTAGCAAATTTCAATCCTGGGAACATTCCTTTACCTGACATTAATCCTGAAAATGCAGTTGAAAATGATTTACCACCTCCTGCTGCACCTCCTGTAGCTATAGAAATAACAATCGCTAATATTGCTGCTGCTGCTATTGCTGCCATTAATTTTGCTATAACTTGACCTAAAGACTTTATTATTGCTTTAAAACTAAATTCACCAGTTTGCATCATAGTTTCAAAAGCACCAGCTAATGGACCTACTAATATATTACCCATATCCATTAACAAACTTTTAGTATCATTAATGTTTTTAATTTGTTTAAGAAATAAGGCATTTCTTTGTTCGAGAATAGCATTAGTTGGATCATCCGTTAATTCACCTGCTAGTGAATCAGTACCTAAAGCACTTAATTGTTTTTCTATTTCTGCTTGTTTCTTTTTAGCGTCTAATTCTTTTTGTGCGGATTCTTGTGCTTTTGCAGCTGTAGAGCTAGTTAGTAATTTAGCAGCAAATAATTTACCTTCTTGGTCATTTAAAGCTTTCATTGACCTAAGCATGGAATCTTGTAAATCTTTATAACCTTTTGATAATGGAGAAACTCCTAAGTCTAAAAGTGATTCTAAGGATTTTTTATGTGCTTCTAATGTAGAATTTGCTTTTTCTAAATCACTTGATAATATATCATATTCTATCTTTTTTAATTCTTTAGCAAGTTCTATATATACATCCCTTATGCCTTCTAATTTAGATTTTCCACCATCACCCTTTACTGTTTCATCTGTTATTTTACCACCTTTTTTAACTTCATCATTATATAGTGTTTCAAGAAATATATTTTGTTTAATTAATTTAGCAGAATCAGTTTTTTTATCATTAATAGCTTTTTGTATTTTATCAATTTCTTCTAACTGTAATTTTTCTTTTCTTGTTAATTCAACATTTGTAATTTCAATATCACCAACGTCACCACCAGATGCCAATCTTTTATCACGATCCTTTTTGGCTTTATCTTGTTGTTTTAGTTTTTCAGTAGTTAACTCAATTATTTGTTGTTCATTCTCATATTGCCTTATAGCATTTTTTGTAATAGAATCAGCTGCCGCTCTTGCTCTGGCACTTGCTATTATTGATTGGGCTAAACCATTATAAGCATCTCTTACCTTGTCTGTTATTTCATTTTCAAATTTTAAATTGCCAAAAACAGAAGGATATATTTGTTGCATTTGGTCATAAGCTTCCTTTCTTTTACTTAATGGTAATTGTAAATTTGTATATTGTGAATACAGTAACCTTAATGTAGTTAATTCTGATTGTGCAGATGCAGTACCTCTTAATCTTGTTTGATCTAAATTATTTAATGTTTTATAATAATCTTCTCCAGTTAATTTTACTTTTTCTAATACGTTTTTGTTTTTTTCTAATGATTCAGTATTTCTATCTATAGCCATTGAGCTATAAGCCCAAACAGTTAAAACAGCAGTTAATACTGAACCAGCAAGTGATATAGCAGCACCAAGACCTTTAGATATACCGCTAAGCATTACTAATTGGTCAATAAGAATAGGTATATTGTTAGATATAGCTAATAACCCCAACCCGAAACTTTGTGCAAAGAAACCAGAATCTCTTAATACTTGACCTAATGCAAAAGATGCTAATCGCATCCTATTCATATCTAATCCAGCTACAGCTGCTTCCTCACCTGTTTTTTTTAAATTATTCTTCGCACCAACTGTTTTAAATGAAGCATCTAACTTTTTTAAAGTAGTTTCAATATTCTTTATCTTAGCTACTAAATCGCCTAAATCCGCTGTTATTTTGACTTGAAAATTACTATCCATTATCTAACTTTTTAACGACCTCTTCAAAGTCTTTTTTTGTAATCGGTTCTAACTTAGGTTTTTTGGGTTTACCTAGTTTATCTGTCCAAAGAGGAAGAATCTTATCTGGAGTTTTTTGATCTTGTTTCTTAGTTACATTTGAGTTGTAAATCATAGAAATTAATGACCTAGTATGTTCCCAATCCCTCGTTTGTCTTTTGATAGTACCATAGGCAAATCTATTATAATCAACCCAAGTCATATCGTAAAATTGATCGGGAAGAAGCCCAACATCACCTATGGCAAAGTCTAAAACCTCTTCCCAACCTATTTTTTTGGCTTTAAGGATTTAGATGGTGTAACATCTATACTCATTGCGTCTTGAATATCTATTATACCTTGAGAAGTTTTTACAGATTCCTCAAATAAGCTAATTACATCAGTAACTTGGCTCATTGGCATATCATCTACCCATATCAAAACATCATCCATAGTAAAGTCCATGATTTCCTTCTTGATATAAGAGTTATTTTTCAAGCCACAATAGATTAAGTCCGAACATAGCTTAATAGGATTTTCCTCGTTAAACTCAACAACTCCAGTACTGTTAATCTTTGAATACTCCATTAATGCGTAATTACCAAACTTGATACCACGCTTTTTACCACCTAATTCTAATTGTATATACCCTGTACTCATTTTATTTATCCTTTATAAGTAATTGTGGTTACTGTCAGGATAATTTAATTAAACAGTTCCTTGAGAAAGAGTACCAGTTCCTTGGAAACTAACACTAAATCCAGATGGGCTTTCCATATCAGCAGTTTGAGAGATAGAAGTAATGTAAGCATTTCCGCTTAACACCATATCTCCAGCAGTTGAAGTAGCAAATGATATAGCTACAGGACTACGTGCAATAAGAAGAGCTACTAACTCATCAGTTTCAACACCAGCAGCAGTAGCATAATCTACTAATCCATCAGATGATAAAGTCCAGCTACGTACACCTGCAAAGAACTCTGACCATCCAGCCGAATCTTTAGTAGTAGCATCAGGCAAATCTACACTCATCTCTAAAGAAGCAGTAGTAGCCTTTAAAATAGGGTTACCAGCAATTTTGATAACCAAGTTTGTTCCGTTAATTAAAGCCATTGTTTTATTTTGTTTTTAAGTTAATAATTAAGCTAATGAAGTTGCAAATATTTCAGTTCCCTGAAGAGTTCC